TCATTTCAAGTAGGAATATTTAAATCAATTAATAAAAAATTAGACGTAGAAGGAATTGATTCCAGATGGGATGAGTCAATGCGTCAAAATTATATCAAATCAGTTGCCACAGGTAATGCAGTAACGCCGTTAGTTATTGTTGACGCTGTTGAATGTTTAAATAACGCTGATGCTCAAAAAGACAAAGAGTATTTTCAAAACATTATTGACAAAGGTTTTAGATACATTGTTGTTGACGGTTGGAATAGAGTAGTTGCTCTACTAAAATTTAAAAACAATCTTTTTAAGTTTCCTAAAACTAAAAAGATGTTTGTACTTGATAACAATAACAATGAACAGTTTGTAGAAGTATCACAACCTGTTGATTACAAAACGTTAAAAAGTGCTGAAACAAAAAATGAAATCAATTTGTTAAACGCAATAGATAATGCTAAGATTTATTGTATTGTAGTAACAAAGTCAACTAAAAAAGATATATCTGAACTCTTTTTAAGAGTAAATGATGGTAAGACGTTGAACGGCCAAGAAAAAAGAAACGGTATGTTAAATGACCTTGCTGATACAATTAAAGAGTTGTCAGAAAAAAACATTGAATATATGACTAAACTTTTTAGTGAAACAGAAATTGTTAGATTAAAGTTTGATGATTTTATTGCTAACTGTTTGCTTGGTTATGTTTACAAAAATGAAAAGAATATATCTGATACTGCTAAGACAAAAATGTATGCAGATGAGTCAGATGATAATCCTGCTGTTAAGTTTTTACCAAAGTTTGCTAAAGACTTTACAGACTTTTGTAAATTTATCAATGAAAGTAATACTGATAAAATCGATTCAAAAACATTTTTGTTTTATGACTTGTTCATCTTAACAAAAATACTTGAAGATAAAAACATTGTTATCAAAGATAAGAAATCCTTTTATCAATGGTACAAAGGTTTTGTCATTAAACATATTCAAAGTAAAAAGACATATGATATTGATGAAGATGTATTTACTTTTGACCGTATGTTAAGAAAGAACAATGCTAACATTTTAGAATACAGAATGAATATGTATTTAAATGATTGTTATGCTAACTTACTTAAAACAGATGTTATTGCTGAATACACACCTAGATCCAATTCGTATCAGAAATACAGATATGAGTTATGGGAAAGACAAGACGGTTATGACGCTGTATCAGGTGAACAAATACCTTTACACGAAATACTTGATGAAAAATATCACGTTGACCATATAATACCTTTAAGTAAAAATGGTTCTAACGATATTTCAAATTTGAGATTAGTAAGTAGAGAATTTAATTTAAAGAAATCTAATAAGTTAGATGAAGAATTAGATTTAGAATTGTCTGCTTAAAAAGTCTTTAAGTGGTCTTCGGTAAGAATTACAAACTTCATATTGTGTTTGTGACACCAAGCATATGCCGTAGACCACTTTCTTCTATTTCTCTCATAGGTTAATAATGCGTTTTTATAAGTACGGCTTTCTCGTAAAGGTTTTTTAGGTTTACGAGTTTGTGCTTTTGGTTTAATCTCAACAATGAACTTTTTAAATGTACCGTTTGATTGCCTTACTTTCATATAGAAGTCAGGAAAGTATCTATGAGGACGGTTATCAATAGAACGATAATATATGGCAATTTCTTCACTACCCCATTCTAATACATCTTTGTTTCTATCACAATATCCCATAAACTTTTTTTCCCAACTTGAACGATATATTATGTTTTTTACATTACCTTTATATTTTTGTGGATTTAAAGGTGTAAATCTACCTTGATAGGGTCGTTTATCAATATTAGTAAACTTCTTTATCTTATTCATAAAACTATTTATTTACAACATAAATATATAATATGGCAAGTGTATTTGACACAATTAAACTAAAAGCAGGCGATACAGACAGGTCTGCCACGTGGTATAGAACACAAGTAAATAAGATTGCAAGTGGTACCACTGCTAGACAGTTGTTTAGACAAGGTAAACTCAATGGTCGGCCTAGTGTAGGACGATTGAACTTATTTGGTTATAATCCTAAATTAAGAAGAACGTTACCTTATTATGATATATTTCCTTTAGTATTGCCATTAGAACCTATAACAGGTGGTTTTTTAGGTATGAATTTTCACTATTTACCACCATTGTTAAGATTTAGATTGTTAGAACGTATGCAACAATTTGCTGATGATACAAAATTTGATAGTAAAACAAAATTTGATGTAAATTATGATGATGTAAAAGGTATTAAAATTGTGAAACCAACGATAAAGAAATATTTGTATTCACAATTACAAACAGGTTTTTTAAGAATAAATATGAATGAGGCTGCAGTAGCAATATATCTACCAGTGCAAAGATTTCAAAAAGCAAGTGATGCTAAAGTTTATTCAGACAGTAGGAGATTTATTTAATGTCATTAATTAGTATAGGTAAAAAAATAGGTGATTTAGATATACGATTAGGTATACCACCATCTAAACCTCAATTTAGTGTAAGCGAAACCAATGATAAAATTAATTACATTAATAGAACCTCTAATTACAATTCAGTATATAATCAGTTTAGAACTGGTCTTTCTCAAGCAGGAGGTTTAGCAAGACCTACACAATTTATGGTTTCGATTGATGGACCTAAAGGATTACTTACACAAGAACCTTTAGCAGGTTACGGTGTATATTCTGAAGAGTCACAAACAAATTTAGATTTAGCAGCTTCATCTGAATTGGCTGCTCAATTACAAAAAAGTTTAGCATTAAGATTAGATTTATTTTGTACAGACATTAGTATACCAACAAGAACTATAACTGATGACACAAATGATCAATATTATGGACCTAGTAGATCAATTGCTAATGGTATTCAATATGACGAAATTACAGCAGATTTCTATACAGGCACAGATTTTGATGAAAGAATATTTTTTGAGGCGTGGCAAAATATGATAGTAAATGCTAGAAATTACAATGTTGGTTATTATGATGATTATGCTAAAAATTGTTCAATTACAATCACACCATTAAAGAAAACATTTATGGCAGCATTGGCTAATTATAATCCATCGGGAAGTCCTGAAACAGATAGAGAAAATTTAAGAAAAATATTAGGTACATCAGAATCATCATATCAGGTACAATTATTTGAAGTTTATCCTAAATCAATAAGTGCTACACCGTTTAGTCATAATGCAAAAGATCAAATACTTAAAACAAGTGTAACATTTAAATATAGATATTGGATGTCAACAACAAGTAACCCATTAAGATATAAAAACTTACCAAGTGGTGATCAAGGATTAAAAGATGAATATAGAAAAAATGTTGCAAATATTAAAGGTGGATTTTTAGAAAGTTTACCATTTGGTATTGGTAATATTTTGGGTAGTGTAGGTAGACAAGTTTATGAAAAAGTAAGGAGAGATTTACCAATAGGTAGAGTAACGGGAGGTCGTGTATTCCCTAAAGGTCTTCCAGACCCTAAAGTTATACGAGATATATTATACTAAATTATAAGGAGTAAATAATGAGTATACCATTTTTGAAAACACCTGAATATGAAATGACATTATCAAATAATGTTAAAGTGAAATACAGGCCGTTTTTAATTAAAGAAGAAAAGTTATTATTGATGGCAACTGAAAGTAATAATGAAGAGGAAATAGTAAGTGCTTTTGTAACAGTTGTTCAAAATTGTGTTTTAAGTGATATTGATGTTACAAAAATACCTGTTTATGATTTTGAATACTTATGGTTAAACATAAGAGCAAAATCTGTAGGTGAGGTTATACAAATGAAACTAAAATGTCCAGATGATGAGAATGTTTTAGTTGACTATGATTTAAATGTAGATGATGTTAAACCAGATTTAAATAAAAAGGTTGATCCTAAAATAGAGTTTGAACCTGGTTATGGTGTTATTATGAGAATACCAACAATTGTTGAGTTAGTAAATAAAAAGAATTTTATTGACTTATCATTTGAATTAGTAAGAGATTGTATAGCACAAATTTATAAAGGTGATGAAGTATTTGAAGCAATAGATATAAGCAAAGAACAGTTAACTGAATTTGTTGAAAATTTAACATCTAATCAATTTAAACAAATTAAAAAGTTTTTTGACGAATTGCCAATTGTTTCACATACAATAAATTATAAAAATCCTAAATCAGGTAAAGAACATACTTTATTATTACAAGGTGCTGCTGATTTTTTTCAGTAACCCTCTTACACGATACGCTTGAGAATTTTTATAGGACTAATTTTGCTTTAATGCAATTCCATAAATATTCTTTAACTGAATTAGAAGAAATGATGCCGTGGGAGAGGGAAATATATATTGAGTTGTTATCACAATATATAAAAGAAGAAAACGA